ATCTGTAATTGCTATTATTGGGTCTTCATTTGTATTACCTTGTACAACTAAAGTACCTTCAAATAAACTTGATAAAGGTTGTGATGTATTATCTTGAATAATAACTTGCCCTGCAAAAGTTGCATCTCCATCGGCGGTAAATGTAAGCATATCTACATTACTACCTAAATTTTCAGACTTAAGAATTAACTTATTATTATTACCGGAACCGGCTCCTGAATAGTATATTCTATAACCGTACCCGGTTCCGTCTCCTCTGTTACCAATATAAATTGCTCCATCTGCACTTGCTAGATTATCTCCACCAATAAATAAATAATCTGTGGATTGAGGAGTGGCGTTATTCCCGTTAATTAATTTTAGATGACTTCCATTAACAGTAATATCCCCACTAGTGGTAAGGTCTCCTACTGATATATTATTTGTAGTAGTTGCTCCTCTACCGGTAACAGAGTCTAGAGTATCAGTTTCTAAATATGAAGATAAAAATGGTCCAGTTTCAGCATAAGAAGCAGTAGTTGCAGTTGCTGCAGTTCCTGTTGTATCTTGATTCCAAGTTGGTATAGTCCCTGCTAAGTTTGAATAATCTACATAAGAAGCAGTTGCGGAAGTTCCTGTTGTATCTTGATTCCAGGTTGGTATAGTCCCTGCTAAGTTTGAATAATCTACATAAGAAGCAGTTGTTGCAGTAGTTGCAGAAGCTACTGCTCCGTCTACATTTCCTCCTGCTACGTAAGAAGCAGTTGCTGCGGTTCCTGTTGTATCTTGATTCCAAGTAGGGACTGTTCCTGCTAAGTTTGAATAATCTACGTAAGATGCAGTAGCTGCGGTTCCTGTTGTATCTTGATTCCAGGTTGGTATAGTCCCTGTTAAACTAGAATAAGGTACAGAAATACCTGTTAAGTTACTTCCGTCTCCGTAGTAGGTAGAACCTGAGATAGATCCTAAAATAAGAAGAGAACCGGTTACTTCAGAAGAGGCAAGGGATTTATATCCCTTCCTTATAATAAATTCGTTTGCCATAATGTTATCCTTTTTTCACTGTCCAAAAGGTGATTCTAGTATAAATAGATTTGGATTAACTATTCACTACCTTATATAATCTAGAATTATCAGCAGCTTCTAATTCAGTTTTTTTATTCAATGCTTCAGCTTCTGTATCATAACTGTATACAGTATCTTCTGCAGATAATTTCTCAACCCAAACTGTTGCTGATTGTGAGTTAAACTGTTTTAATATCTTCCAAGCCATGTTATAATGTTCTTACTAAAGATTTGATCGACCAGTTATCTGTTGTAGTTGTAGCTCTTAATCTCATATCTGCTCCAGATATGTCTACACTTAAAGTTACCGGAGAAGTATCTCCAATATCTTTGGTTGAATTATCGGTAAATTCTACTGATCCGGCAAGGTTAACTGCCATGACTGTTCCTACTCTAGCATTTGAACCACTTACGCAAGTATAGTCGAAGAATGCTCCTGTAAAAGACCCGGTATTTACTGTTGCTATGGTTTCTGCAGCGGCAGAATCTACATCCGTATTCTCTTGATATGATATGTTGGCAGATTCAATTTGTATATCTCCTTCAACGTCTAATTTAGCACTAGGACTAGTCGTCCCTATTCCTACGTTACCAGTAGATCCTTTTATAATTAATCTTTCTTTTAATAATTGATCGCCTCCTACGTTTTTATTTCTAAAAATTATATCGCTATAATTCCCGTTATTACCAGTAAAATGATTGTCTATCCATAATCTAGCGTCACCTGTAGTGTAATGAAAAGTTCCTTTAAGTGTAGGGTTGTTTAAATATTTTGCCTCAAAACCTACAGTTTGTCCATCCGCAGTAGAGTTAGCTGTTATCTTAGCGTTGGCTGAATGGACTTCTAATCTCTCTACAGGACTAGTCGTACCGATACCTAAATTACCGCTACCATCTAACCTCATCGCTTCACCAGCATCATCATAGAATATTACTTCATCTATAGCTGTGTGACCTATTAATAAATTGTCGTTTGATTTTACTAAACGAATAACAGGTTGAGGAAGACCATCTCCTCTTTCCATATACAATGAAGGAACTGTTGAATCGTTTAAATATAGATTATTACCCCTTATGTTTCCATTTACATCTAACTTGTGTCCAGGACTAGTCGTTCCGATACCGACGTTTCCGTTTGGCATTACAACCATTTTTTCAGTAGGATGTGTTCCAGCGGTTGTTGCATCATTTGTAGCAATAACAAAAGCAGAACGTTCTTGTCCAGGTTGGTCTATAACTCGCCCACCAATCCAAAAATTACCTCCAGTATAACTTCCTCCCCAGTTATTAGAATCTGGGTCAAGATGTAAGAATTCAATACCACCCCAGTAATCTCCAATTGCCCTATCATCACCCACAGGGTATATCTTTAAAGCATTAGTTTCATTGCTTATTGTTGTTTGAAAATTTCCTCCTCTAATTAGAGATGTTTTCGACGAAGACTGCTGCCAATTATCACTTACATTTATTAATCCAACCCCTCCATAAACGTGTAATTTTTCCTGTGGCAGAGTCGTTCCGATACCTACGTTGCCGTTTGTAAGAATTGATACTTTTGTATCGTTATTGGCCATTAAATAAAATGGGTGATTGCTAAAATTACCTATCCTTGTATAATTACCGTCAACACCTACTCTTTCTTGATATTCTACTATAGCACCGTCATTATTATAATCGGCATATGTTCTATTTAGGAAGAACCCTGTATTATTTCTGTGAGTTACAAACTGTCCGTTTGTATCATCTTTATGTATAAGTAATGCTTCAGTGGAGCTAGGAGTGGATGCTCCAATTCCAATACTAGTGGTAGTAGTGTTTCCTCTACCTGTAACGGTAGCTAAAGTATCTGTTTCCGCTGCTGCTGCTGTAGCTTGTATAGAAGCTAACGAACCTGATACTGAACCCCAATCGTCTATATGTACATCTGATCCTGATAGGTCACCTGTTGCCTCTAATCCACCATTTAGGGTTAATACAGCACTTTGAGAAACGTAAATATTATCGGTTATATATAAATCTTGCCAGTGTTTATCTGATCTACCTAGATCTTCACTGTCGTTATTAAAAGGAGATAGACCTCCTTCAATCATTATTTGTCCTCCAGATACTGAAATACCTAATTCGTCTGTATCTCTTCCTAGAGTTAAATGATCGTTATAAGAGGAAGAAGAGACATGTAATTTTGTAGATGGTGAAGACGTTCCAATCCCGACGTTGCCGTTAGTGACTAAAAATGTAGAATCAACGGTTGTGTCACCATTTAAATAAGTTGTACCGTTATTGTAAAAGTTAAAGTTTGTATTAACTCCGCTAACGCTTAGGTAGTTCGTAGCATATACACCTCCATCCACCTGTAACTTGTGTCCAGGACTAGTCGTTCCGATACCTACTTTTGATTGGGTAACATAAAGTGTGGAATCTAAAGTAATAGTATTACCATCATCAGTAATATTAGAATCTTCTATATGGTGACCACCATTTCCTTTAACAATTGTATTATTGGTATTGTATATAGGTGTACCTTTGGTTTGGTATTCAGGACCGAATATAACTACTCCGTGTTCTGTAGAAGAACCACCATCATCTGAGTATTCATAGAACCAGTCATTAGATTCTCCGTCAAATTCTAAAGAAGCAGTAACACCGGCTGATCCACTATCCTGTACTACTAGACCGGCATATCTTTCTGCTGGTGTATTATTGTTAAGTATAATATATGCATCTCCAATTATTTTAGCAGATCCGGTAACGGATTCTATATAATTAAATGAACCTGTTCCTGCTACTACTAAATCACCGGTTATTGACATATTAGCTGAAGCTGTAATGTCCCCGTTTAAGTTAATTGAACCTCCTGTCTCGTCTAAATCAATCAAAGATGAAGTGACTGTATAGGTATCTGAACCTACCCATATTTTACCGGTTGGTAGGTTTGGTACATCATTTGATCTACCTGAACCATAAACATATCCTGATCCATTAGATGCATGTACTTTATTTACTAGACCTAGATTTTGTATAAGGTTATCTGATCCTTGAGGTTTTACATTTGTAAATCCACCATTTTCTCCTACATATACTACATCTCCTTCCTCAAAGGCAGAAGTATCTATACCATTTATATAACCTACAACAAGTGCTAAACCTTCTGCATCATCTGCTAAAGTTTCATTTAGTACATAAGTTGCAGGCATTGTTGAAGCAACAGAAGCAGATGCTGCTATAACTTCAGAAGTATTTCCTGCTGTTCCTGTAGCATGTACTGGGGTACCTTTTTGGAGTGTACCACCTGATATGTTTTTAACGTTTGCATATACATTTGGTCTACCGAAACTTAAATTACCTGCACCATCTGTGGTGAGAAAGTCTCCTTCATCTCCATCTGTAGTAGGGTAATTTATATTAGCTATTGTTGCTCCTCCAGCAGTTAAGGTACTGGCAATGGTCAGTACTTCTGTACCTGTTATAGAACCAGTAATTATTTGATCTCCTACAAAGGTATTAGAACCTGTTGTTGCTATGGTACTATCTACAGCAAATGCTAATTCTTTAGAGACTGAGTTAGAATTTGTATCGGTTATAGAAGTAGTTATATCTATACCTGTTCCGCCTATAAGTTCTAATTGATCAGAACCTGTTGCTACTAAGGTAGTTTGACCATCTACAATTATATCTCTATAATGTGATCCAATTGAAATTAATGCAGTTGCTCCGGAATCAATGGAGTCTAAATTTAATCCTGTATCCGAATCAAATTGTAATTTTGTAAAGCTATTTGAACTTACTTGGGTGCCTCCTGCTGAAGATCCTGATATTGTTAAAGCGGTTCCACCGCCAGAAACGGTTGAGAAGGAGAGCTTACCGTTTCCATCTGTAGAGATTACCTGTCCTGAAAAACCGTCTGAGGAAGGGTATATTAATCCGCTTGCGGTTAGAGCGGCAGTTGCGTTAAGAGAGTTTAAGCTAGCGTCTGATCCACTAACTATCAGTTTTTTCCAGTTTGGCATATCTTTTCAATTATGGTTGGTTACTCAATGAGCCCACTTCCTTTTTCAAGGCCTATAATAGCTTTATGTATAAATAGCAAAGGAGCCCGTAAGGCTCCCTATATTATTATTCTATACTTTTTAAAGAACCTGCTAATTTTACCCACACCCTATAAAACATTTCAAATTCATGCCCAGTGTAGTTAGCTTCTCTTAATTTAAGAAGTACAAATTCTAATTCTTCTTTTTCTAACCGACTATCCGGTTTTTGACTCTTACGAGTCTTTGATATAATACCCATATAACCAATTTAGTAATTACTCTGCGTAAATCCAAATTTCTCCGGAACTATCTACTTTAATGTTCCCGTTTTTCTGGTATTTAGCTATATCGCTTCCGCCGTTGTTTTCATCTACTACTGCTGCAGCAAATGCTTCAGGAGAGAAAGTAGTTGCAGTAGAATCTAAAGATCCTGTAAAAGCAAATCTAGATGTTCCTGTATCCCATGCAAAAGCTTCTCCTTGTTTGCCACCTTGATCGATAATTAAACCACCTTGGGAAGCACCTGCAGAACCTGAAGAGAGAAGAATAAATTGATCTTCTACGTTTAAATTAGTTACTTGCTGTTCTACTGTATCTCCAGTGATCGTTAAATCACCTTGAATAGTTACGTTACCACTAAATGTTCTATTGTCAGTAATAGTATCTGGTAATGTCAGTGTATAGGTAGGACCCCCACCTAAAGCTTGAGCAGCTGTTCCTGTTACTCCAATTTCTCCTGCGGTTCCATTTAAAGTAAAGTTAACATCACCCTGTACTGCTGTACCTGATGCTGAACCATAGTCTACTGATAATGATGTACCGGCTCCACCTGATAAACCTGTACCTGCTACAGAGGTATTTAATTGAGTCTCTGTAATTCCTCCATCTGTAACAGCAACTGTAATTTCTTGAGCTGTTGCAGATGTACTAATTGAGTTACCAGAAGAAATAGTAAAATCTTGGGTAAGTAAATCTACGGATGTATTACCTGTAGAACCTGAAATGTCTAAATTTGTTGCTAATCCAGTTAAACCAGATCCATCACCTTGAAAAGACCCACTAAAAGATCCTGAAAGAATCGAGGATGCTCCTGTGGATGTAATGTTATTGCTACCGATATTAAAGGTAGTACCAGTTAAAGTTAGTCCGCTGCTTTCTAAAGCACCGCCTACTCCTGCTATGATTAAATTATCGTTAGTTAGTACTGATGAGGTAATCTGTGCCAGGTGGGCATTAGAACCGCTAACTATTATCTTTTTCCAGTTTGCCATGTTACAAAGTAAGTTTTATATATTATAAATATCGCCTAATTATTAAATCCAAGAAAGAACTCATCCGAACCGCTATAGAACATTCCACCGCTAGCTGCTGTGGGAGTTACAGTTTGCGCAGTCATCTGTAATATACCTTCTTCATTCACTTTTAATTTTTCTTCTCCATTGGTAGATACCGTAAAAATATCTTCTACTCCGTCTAATTCTATATCAAAAGAACCAGTTACTTTTAAATCATTTGTAGTAGAATAATAAGACCCGGTTTGAACAAATATACCGTTCTGAAATATATCTCCATTTACGGTCAATGGTCCGTCTATATTTAGAGAACCAGAAATATCTAGACTACCGGTCAGTTGTTTTGAACCGGATAAGTAAGAGTCAATCTGTTTCCATTGAATTAATGCCATTTTCTACTTTATTTTACCGTTTAATACTACTTCATCTCCTGAATCTAGTCTGTATTCAGTTTGACCTGTTGAGATAACTGCTGTAACATTGGTTCCAACTTGATTAACAGAGTAGAAGTTCACAGGTATAAACTGTCCATTAATATATAGATTAAATTTCTCCGGTCCTGATGTAAATCCTGGAGGTGGATTTACTATTTCTTTATTATTAAATACAGCAGTATTTGTTGTTACGAAGTCTGCTATAAATGTATTATTGGTATTTACAAAGTTAATTTGATCTGTTGTCATACCAAAGCGTTGTACACCGAGAGTACCTTGATCAAAGAATCTGTAGTCGTTATCAGCTTCTGCAGTTCTAGCTTTAGCAGATAATGTTTCTAAATCTCCTGCTAATTCCATACCGAAAGTAACAGATGATTTAGAATAATACTTATTCATACCTGCTAACTGAGCGTTTATACTATCTGGTACTATGTGACCGTTCATGGTTAAGGTAAAGCTAGTCTTAGCTGCTCTATCTTGACCTTGGGATAGTTCTGTAGCAGTAGAATAAGAGTCTATTCTTGCTCTAAAACTAAATTTTTCAGGGTCTCCCCAGTATCCATCTGACGCGTAGTTGATACTTTCTACTATTTTGTTCATTTGTTCGATATAATCAGTAAAGATCATACATGAATAAGTCATAGTGACATATTCAGGAACTATAATACCGTAGTATTCATCTATTGGGTTCCTATTATTAACTAAACTAAATCTATCGTATACATTTTTTCTAGAAAATGCCTTTTTAAATATACCAACATTTATAGGATTAGAAGGATCTACCTTATTTCCTAGAGATCTATTCTTTTCAACCGAATCTCTCTTAAACATTATAAGAGGTGCTTGTATTTTACCGTTTTTATCTCTATAGAATCCGTCTTTTTGTACAGATTTCCATCTCTCTGGAGAACCGTATAGGATTGGAACGTTAATTTTAGCCCCATTTTGAATTACTGAGGGTTTTATAACATTATTAAAGTAATAAATTATGGTTTCATCTATATCTCTCAGGCCAATGTTAAATCTCTTTACATCATCCCCTTTTACAGTTCTTTGATTCTCTCTTTTCTTTAAATTAGGTATTGGAGGCTTTCCTGTACCGAGTATTGGCTCTATTTCTTTTTGAAATAGCTCTGCTTGTGTTTTTGGTACTGGTTTCTTCTTTCTAGCCATCTGTTATAATCTTTGTCTTGCAATTCCTACTCTATCAGCTCTAGTTAAATGACAATCTAATACTAATGATATAGATTCTCCATGATCATTACTACGAGCTACATTATAATTGTTGTCTCTACCGTAGAATAACTGGTTCTCCTTAACTAAATCTACTTCATAGTAATCTTCATGCCACATTACTATATCTCCTACCTCAGGTACTAATTGAATGTCTTGTAAATCTCTTCTAAGTAGTGCAAATGAAGCGTTTCTACCTAAATCAGGTCCAAATTCATCTACATCAATTACTTGATCACCTCTAGTAATTAAACAATTAAATTTTACTGGTTCTAAATATGTTTTTTCTAATGCTTCACCATATAAGTTAGTGGTAGTATCAGCTATACTGAGTTTATAGATGAGTATTTCCTGCTCAACTATGTCTTTAAGTAGTTCTCTATTAATGCTTACTAATAGATCAAAGTCTCTGTTACTTCCAAATAGCATTATTTCTCTTGTATTGTTTCTTCTGCTATCTCTATCTTGATTATATTATCATATTTAGAGGTAGCATTTGTTTTAAATGCATTAAATGCTTCTTTTCCTTCTTTTTGACTTATAACCTTTACTTTAAACGTCATAGCACCCATTTCTGATGATGATCCGGCGTTAGTTACGGTGGTTACACCGGGTAAAGCACGTAAAAGCTCTGCCATATTTTCACTTTCGCCTTCTTTATGTAGTATTCGTACCATACCTTCATAGGTATTGAATACTATCTGCTCTATGATGTTAAATAATTTCATTATCCTACATGTATTGTCATTGGAACATTCGAAAGAGTAGTTTTAAGGAATTCAGCTTCTTGTGACTGTGCTTCCATTTGTGCTCCTCTCGAAGTTTCATTTAACATTTCTCTTAAATTAGTTAAAAGTGCGTCTTTTTCTGTTCTAGCATCAGCTAATAAGTCGGCTTGATTTAAAGTTGCTTCAGAACCAGGAACTGGTACTGTTTGGTACTTACCTCTAACGTAAGCTAATAGCTCTTTACTTAATGCTAATGTATATCTAAAGATCCATTGACGTCCTACACTGTTTATATGACTATATGAAGGATTAGAATACGGTACTTCTGCTACATTAGTAATTAACCCATTATCGTTATTAAAATTAATAGCTGATTTATCAGAAGATTTATAGTATTCGAATAATAGTGTACCATTTTGAGTAGGTACTGGGAATACTTTTAGCTGATTATTAACTAATTCAAAAGTAAAAGTAGATTTTCTTATTTGATCGTTAAATTCTATTGCTTGAGTCTTTAATATATCGTAAGATGCAGGCATAAGTAAGAAATTAACACCAGGACTAAAGGATCCAAAGTCAAAAGCATCCATTAAAGACTGTATACCGGTACCTGTACCGGCATATGGATCAAAATATCTCTGTATTGCTGGAGGTGCTTCGTAAAACACCTTTCTAATCTCTATTCCACCTTCTATTCCTTGTTCAGCTGCCCAAGCATCTAAGTCATATGATTGAACTGAGCTAGTAACGTTTAAAGAGCCGGAATATTTAGTTACATTACCTCCTACTCCTGCTTCTGTACCGTAATTCTTAGCTATTTGAACAAATCTATTAATATTAGATTCAACTATCTGGTTATTGACCTTACTTCCTGTAGAAGCTCCTTCTAAGTTTAAGTAATTTTCTCTAATTTTATATTGGAATACTTCATTACCGTAAGTGGTGATAGCTTCCTCAAAACAAGCATAGAAAGAGCCTGATTGAAGTTCTACATCCATAAGTGGATATCCTAATCTAGTAGCGCAAAAAGAAGCTACTTTATCTGCATCGTTGGTAAAATCAGCCTCTAAGTCGTAAAAGCCAAAAGGTGTTTGACCGGAAGAAAAGGTACTAGATCCATTCCAAATACTTGTATTAGCCATAGAGTGTAGTTTTATAATAAATAGTAACGTATTGTAATAAGAGAGTTTTAATCTCTAAACGTTTTATATACCTTAAGGATAGGAGCAACTATATCATGTCTATGGTTATGCTGCAATGAATGAGTTATAAAGCCCTCCACTTGTTCTTCTATCCTAGCTAAAAAAGAAAATCCTGTCTCTCTTTTATCTTTTAAGTCAATTTGAGCAATATCTCCGCAGATTACCATCTTACTACCTATTCCTAACCTACCTATAACAGTTTCCATTTGAGTATGAGTTACATTCTGTGCTTCATCTACAATTACAAAAGAGTTTAGAAAGGTTCTACCTCTCATGAAAGCAAAAGGAACAATCTCTATATTACCTTTCTCTAATTCTCTATCTACTTTTTCTTTGCTATATAACATATATAGGTTATGGTATATAGGAGCTAACCACGGATCCATTTTTTCTCTAATATCACCAGGTAAGAAACCTATATCTTCTTTTGATACAGTAGGTCTGGTAATGATTATCTTTTTTACTTCTTTTCTGAAGAGTAAATCTAATCCTACTTGAGTAGCTACAAGTGTTTTACCACTTCCTGCCATTCCTTTAAGTACCGTAATTGGAGAGTTAAGTATAGAAGCTTTAGCTTCTTTTTGTTCATCGTTCAGTGTAACGTTAAATTTAATGGGACCCTTTGGTCTTCTTTTAGAGACGAAGACCTCGTCTGTATGATGGTTTGAAGCCATAAGTAAACAACGTTTATTAGTTTATAATAAATAGTTATTTGCTAGTAAATAAAAAAAGAAAGGGGCTAAAAAAGCCCCTCTCAATATTAAGTAAAATCTAGTTAAGACTATACAGTAGCTAAGTCGCTTACGTAAATCTTTCCGTAGAATTCTGGTCTGATCATTTTCTTCGCGTAACGAGTCATGATACCTTTTCTTGGAGTGAAGGTATTTGGATCGTATACTAGAGGAGTCATGATTAATGGTACATATGGAGAATATACAGCACCCGCTTCTAAGAACTGACCACCTCTGAATCCTAATAGGATTGTGTTTTCAGTTACATAAGGGTTTTTGTATACTTTAAATCTACCGTTAAGTTGTCCAACTTTCTGAACACCCATTGCAAATTCCATTTGATCACCGTCAGTTGAAGCAGCGTATCCAGGAATTGATTCCAAGATTGTTGCTACAGAAGGAGAACATACTAAGAAGTTTGCTCCACCTCTTAACGTTTTCTGGTGAATTTTGTTAGATACTTTTTGGATTTTAGTTCCTAAAGTTTGGAACCACTGTCCTTGAGTATTATAGAATTCAGAAGATGCAGTACCCCAGCTTCCGCCAGCGTCTGTACCAGTCCATACTTTATTGTTTGCAGCAGACCACTTTTCAGTAGTTCTAGCTCCACCAATTAACATGTCTAAGATCTCAAGATCAATCTCCATAGAGATATACTCACTCAATAAAGATGTTAACTCAGCCTCAGCGTCAATACTGTGGTAAGCGTTAAGATCTTGAGCGAATTCTGGAGTCCATTGTGCTTTTAACTTACGTGTTTTAGCAACAACTGCTTCAGATTTTAACTCTACATTGATTTCTGGGATATTGATTGATCCAGCAGGATTGTCTTCAAAGTCACCTCTTGTATTGTCAGTAGGTTGTACATGGTATAGCATTGTTCCAGCTAAAGCACCACCACCAGCAGTAATGTCACTCTTAGCTACTACGAATACTACGTCACTACCGTTAATATGAGTATACTCAGGGTAGTTAGTAATATCAGTTGAACCAGATAAGATTCTGAATGCTCTTACTCCTTCAACATCAGCTCCAGATGGAGTTGAAACTGAGATAGTTGCAAAGTCTGCAGGATCTAACTCTCCGTTGAAATCTACAGAAGCAGATGAAGCAGATCCAGTAGCAGTACTAGAATATCCTGCAGATGCAGATGCAATAGTGTATCCGAATGCTCCAGCGCCATAAAGACCTCCTGAAGGATCAACGTCTACTCCTACTTTAGTTACTCCAGACTGAGCTCCTTCACCATAAAGGCTTGAGTCAGCAGCTTTTCCAAATCCACCAGTTCCGTATTTAAAGTCTAAGTAAAATACTAGTCCTGAAGGTAAATTCATTGGTTGTACAGAGACGAAATCTTTAGCTGAGATTTGTGCGAATACCTTTCTTACTAAAGGTAAAGCTACTCCTGCCCATTGCTCAGATCCACCGCCTGCAGCACCGATTGCAGAGCCTCCAGTACCTGATTGCTCAGCTACGATTTGTTTTGCTTGGTTTTCCAACATGATAGACATGTTTGCAGATTCTTTTGAATCTAGTCCTTCTAGCAATCCAGAAGCACTCCACTTATCAGCTAACCTTGTAGCGTCTTCTTGTAGGGTCTTGTACCCGTTAGCGCTTTCTAATAGGTTGTTTAATTCCATGATAAATTAAGTTTTAAAATTTTTGTTTTGTTTATATTAAATGATTCCAGCTAATTTTTGCATTCTCTTAACCGCATCAGATACTTCTGAGATTACTTCTGGTTTAGTAGCAGTAGTCCCGGTAGCTTTAGAAGCCATACCTAATTTGCTTTCGTTAACTTTCTTTGTAGCTTTTTTAGTTACTACACTTTCAGAAACAGTTTCGAATACTAATTTTACTTCTTTTACTGTTTCAGCTTTATCGAAAGCAGCGATGATGTTAACTTTTTGAGACTCGCTAAGGTTATTAGCTTTGAATACTTTGTTAACATACATTAATTTTGCGTTAAGAAGGTTAACTTCTTGAAGTTGGTTTTGTAAAGTCTCGATAGTATTTAAAGCTTCGTTTAAATCAGAATTATCTTTATCTTCTCTCATAGAAGAACCAGCATGCTTATTTGCTAACTCTTCTGGTGATAAAGCTTCATCGTCTCCATCTTGATCTCCTTCAACTTCTTCTTTTACTTCTTCTTCTACTTCCTCGTTAGTAGCTGACTCTAACTCGGCTAATAATTCATCTAGATCGATTTCGTCGTCTGCATCTGCTTCCATGTCGTCCATTGCTGGTTCCATTTCTGCTCCTGCATCCATATCCATACCGTCTAGTTCTTCCTCTCCACCGTCGCCCATTTCTTGTGCGATGATGTCTCGGATAAGGTCCTTTAAGTCATCGACTTCCATGTCTTTAACTTCTACTTCTTCTTCGTCGCTTTCTGCTTCGTCCTCTGATTCTTCAGAGTCATCCTCAGCTTCTTCTTCAGCTTCTACTTCGTCTTCTACTTCAGCAACATATGCTTCGTCATTTTCTTCTTCAGAATAGTTACCTTCTTCTACCTCTTCTCCAGATAATTCTTTAACTACTTCTTCATCCGTGGAATCTTCCATTTCTTGAAGTTTAGCAGCTAACATATCTTTTAAATGAGGAGTCAAAGACTCTTCTAAAGCTTCCTTAGCGTTAGCAATAGCGGCTTCTCGTATAGACTTAGCTTCAGCAATAGCTTGCTTGAATAAATCTTTGTTTGCCATTTTTAAAAATAATTGTGTGGTTTCTACGATTATTGGAATCGTAATAGAAAAGTTCGTTGTACGTAATACAGTATAGTCTAACTGTATATTCTTATATAAATATATACTGTTTCCGAAAAACTAAGTAATAGTAAAAACTTTTATGAAACTGCTTTAGCAGCGGCACCAACTGCAGAAGCAATCTCGCCTCCTACTACAGCAATGTCTCTACCTTTAAGTGCTGCTTTAACAGCAGAGATAGTAGCAGATGCAACTCCTCCGCCTCTTAGGGCATTTAGAGCTCCGATACCTGCCTTAACACCAAGGCCGGCTAGAATAGCGATAAATAAACCTTTGGCGACTAAATCTCTTTTCTTTTGGTCTCTTACAAAAGGTTTTAAGAATCCTCCTATAGCTTTAACTATGTTAACCTCATTATGATGAGCCCACTTATGAATAGCATCAGCTTTATCAGCAGCTTTATCTAGATTCATTTTACGTAAAGCTATTGCTGCATACTTACCTAATACGTCTAATACTGTGTTAGAAGCTAAAGCCCAAGATAGTATACCTACGGTAGTAATTACCTCATTAACATCTTGTTCCCCTTCTTTACCGAATTCAGTTTCCATGGCTTTAGCTAAGTCAGCTGCCATCTGTTGTTCAGCATTTTCAAGTATAATATCTGCTATTTTCATTATGCTCTTAATATATCGTTAATAATTGAATCAAGACTTTGATACTTATTACCTTTCTTTTTAGCTTCATTTAATGAAATAGGGTTCATAAAGGCTCCATGAGTAGAAGGATTCGATACAAAGTCCCAGCATACTAATTCAAAATCAGACTGTACTTCTAGATTACCTTCGTTCGTCTGTTGAACTGAACCGGTCCCTCTAGAACTAATTCCTATAGTATGTCCTGCTTTGATAATTTCTTTTACAATGTTACCTGCTGGAGTATTAAGTAATTCTACTTTACCCATTAGGTCGTTTCCATTCCACCATAAGTCTTTAACTATATGTGAAGCATTTTTTAAAGATACAACAGGAGATTCTGGGTGATCTAATTCACCGTATGCATTTCCATTCTTAACGAATTCTTGCATATATTTTTTCATTTCTCTTTCTAAGATAGTTTTAGAGTAAACTCTACCATTCTGATTCTTAGCTACTGCTCTTTGCATAACACCTTCAACTTCAAATACACCAGGTCTAGTTTTTGACTCGGTGATTGTCGGTCTAAATGTTGATACTTCTACTAATAGTTGTGCCATGTCTTATTTTTTAGTCTCTCTTAATGCTCCGTTTACTGTAGGGGTATAAACAGTCTGTTTCTCTTCTTCACCTAGCGGTGCTTCACCAGAATTATGTCTTTCTATATCCCTTTGTGAGATAACTCTAACTTTAGGTTGATCTAATCCCTTAGTAAAACCTACCTTAGTAACGGGTCTTAAATCTTTATTGAATGCATTTTCAATTGCAGGTGCTAAAAAGCCTCCTACTTTAAGTCCTTCTTCGTTTCTGATATCACCTAAAGTATTATATACTTTTTGAATCTTAGTTCTTGTTTTATCGTAATAAGCTTCGATATCAGTAACAATATCTTGTAGTTGTATAATAGCGGCTTTCATACCATCAAATCCGCCATACTCATCTGCAAATCTAGCAAGTTCTTGAGTAGCTGCTTCGTTAATAGTTCCTTCTTCTAATACTTTTTGGATAATTGATTTAATGTTTTCTTTTACGATTTTATCTTTACCCATTGCTTTTTTGATTGCTTTGTCTTTTGCTGCCATATAATCGTCTCCGTCTACATCTCCATCTCCGTCATGATCTTTTCCTTTAGCTTCTTCTAAGTTCTCAACCATAAATTGAGTTTCTAGATACTCTAACACATCTTTTTTAGCAAACTCTATCATTCCTGGTTCTGTCATTGGACCCATCTTCCATTCTTCCCAAGCTTTTATTAATAGATTAACGCCTTTATCAAATAAAGGACCCATGCTTTCTACATATCCGCCGGTTTCGTAATCATTTTCAGTTACTACTTTACCTCCTTGAGTTTTCTTTCTTCTACCTTCTCTAATAGATTCTTTATTTAATTTATGTACTCCTGTACCGTCACAGTGGTCGCATCCTGAACCATCACATTCCGGGCAAATAGATTCTGGATCTGGTCCAGCTGCTTCAGCTTTTGGAGCATGCATAATGTCTACACCAAAGTTGTAATGGTCACCTATAGCATAAACTACTTCTTCTGCTTCCTCAGCTTCTGTAGTGTCGTTTTCTGCTGCTCTATCTTCTATTAAAGAAATAAACTCTTGTAATCCTCCTACTCTTTCAGCTACTACTACTTCAGCTTCTTCTAATCCTTTTCTATTTGGATTTACGCCTTCGTTAAAACTAATTAAAGTTTTTTTAATAGCTTTTTTAAACATTCTAATATGATCTAAAGCTTCTGATTTGTCTCCATCTTTAATAGCATCTATTGCCATACCTAAATGACTGTTTTCTGAATGATAGTTAACATCTTCAAAAGAATCATATAGAGCTTGTAGAGTTGTGATAGGAGTGTTAAGTCTAATTTTCATACCGAACTCCAACATACCTTCGTAATCAAAATCTGTAGAGAATTTATCGCCAGGTTTAAAAGATTTTACTACTTTATCTTCCTGACCGTATTTTTGTATATCTTTCATTTGTTGATCAGACATCGCTTCTTCAACTTCACTCTCTTGCATATAATCAGAAGGTGATTCGTAGTTTACAGAAACAAATTCATCAAATTCATCTCCAATTTGATCTAGAGACATTCCTCTAATATCTTGAAAATGGGTTTTAATAAAGTCTTTTATGATATCATTATCTGCACCTTTTTCTTTTTTAAGGTATGAGATAAGATCCATAGTAATTTCTCTAAGTGACTTAGTTGTTTGTTCTGGTACTGAGTCTAGATTATCATAGAAATCGTTTCTTTCATCGTCATCCATCTCATCGTTAGATTTTGCTGTACCGTCGTCATGATATCCTGGAGTACCTTCTTTTAGTTCGGCTTTTTTCATTCCGTTAAAGGTATCTACCTCATTTCCTTTCTTAGGCTCCACCATTTGATCATGCTTGTTGACCTTATTAGACTCGCCTGACATTAGATTAAGGTAGTGTAGAGGGTCTTTTTTAAGGTTTTTCAAAGCTTTATCTTTTGCTTTAGCGTGATCCTCTTCAGAAATTGACTCTTGAGACATTAATCCCATAGCTTCTAATTCAGCATCTATTCCTCTTCTAATAGCTTCATCAGAAATATTATCAAATTCTCTATATTCAGGAGTCCCATCTTTTTCAGATATCATTCCTTTTTGTTTAAGAATCTGTACGGTATCATCAAATCCTAAGAATTGATTGATAAGTTGAGGTTGTGCCATACGGGCATCTCTAACGAATTGTTTCTTAGAGAAAGATTCGTTCAATACCCCTCTATATTTTTCAGTTAACGTTTTCATCTAAATAATCAAACATTTTAGTGTTATAAGGTCTTTTTTTTTGCTTTACTGTTTTGTAACCTAACTTTTCAGCTTGTTTTGTTGCTCTATTCTTTTTATTTCCTTTCGAAAATGCGTAAGGAGTTTGATAACCTGCAACGCCGGCTGTCGAACTTAGTTCCTCTATTACTTCTCTAACCGCTTGTACTAGTTTACTTCTTTTCATAATTTGCGCATCTCGTTTACTAAATCGTAATACTGCATTAAATTAATCAAATGGTTATCAGAGATCTTTTCAGTTTTCTTTAAAGGAGTAATTCCTTTAAGTACTTCCTGTAATTTTATTTTTACTACTTCGTCTTTGACCTTATTTGCTAGTTCTTCAACTTCCTTTCTGATCTTTTCTACTTCTTCATTAACTAGGTTTCTAAGTCTAGTAGTAGAATCGACTGAAGTAATAAATTCTTTTAGTATGTTTTTTTGTTCTGGTAGAAGAGACTTATAGTTTGAATTAAATTTTTCTAATAGTATCTTATACGTTAATAAACGTAAATCCTTATCGTACTTAGAGTATTCTTCTATTAATGTATCTTTTACTGACTCTTTATCAAGTTGACTAGAGGTAAGGTGTTCCAGTACTGTTAACTTATTATTAACTAGAAACTCTGGATTAACTAAAGTTGAGTTATTCTGGGCTTCTAGCAGGCAATATAGAGCAGCTAATGGTTTATAGTCTCTTACTTGAATTGCAAAAAATTCTTCTATATTGTAACTTTCCTTTAAGTCAGAAATTAGCTTGTATTTAGCCTCTTTTAAAGTTTTCTGATTAAATTTTCTTGAAATTTCAGTAATAGTAGATATTACTGTTTCTGCTTTGGCTTCACTTAAGTTGTTATTCTTAAGAATGTAATCATATAATTTTAGCTCTTTTCCAATCACATTATTACCGCCGAAGTATTTTTTTAAAATACCGACTGCGGCTGATTCATTCTTAGAGATAGTATCAGCAGCTATTTGTTTAACTAACAATTCGTAAATTAAACCAGTATTTTTAAACTTTGAATGTTTTATCTTCATAATATACGGTTACTATATATAAATATGGGTTAGTCCTCTAAATCTCGTAATTGAGTTTCATCTAATAGTTTAGATTCAGTTTCTTTTGTTTCTTCAAAAATCATTTTCTTGTTTTCTCCAAAAGAATCTTTAATCTGATGATAGACTGATTGTGCTTTTGTGGTATTGGTTTCCATTACGTTTTCATTATCGGATGGAAATCCTCCATGCATTCCATGCACACCTAATCTATCTCTACCTCCCATCGGATCGTTATTAGTACCGTATACCGACATTTTCTCTTTAGGTCTTCCACCTTCAGGTCCTACTTCATTATAGCCAGAGGGAACATCTCCTACTCCTCCTCCTTTTTCTGTAGCTGTTGCTCTTCTACCGTACATAGAAGCTAAGTCATGAGGTGTACCGTATGATCTTCCTGATTTAGCAGGATCATTACCTTCTGCTTCTATCTGTGCGTGTCTAAAGGCCCTCTTACCGTCTTCTCTAACTAAATCTCTCATTTCGTTATATGTATCTTCGGACATATCGAATATATTTTCATAGATATAATCTGATGAGAATAGTTTAGAGTCTTTCATTTGGTTAGCTAGATCTATTTTCTCTTTTAATAGGGCTACTTTTTCCTGTTCGTATATTACAGAAGGATTAGTAAGCTTTAATTCAAAATTAGTTAGACTCTCTCCAGTAAAGCCTTGAGTATACAAATGTACCAAAGCAATTTTAGTTAACTCTGATTCTAATATTTTCTGTATTCTTTCTACTGTTCTAGCAAATCTAATGTCTTCTGCTGCTAAAGTAGCTTTACCGGTTAGGTCTCCTTCGTATCCAAAATATGCTTTTGGAATCTTAAGAGCAGCAAACATCTTAGCTTGTAGGTATTGAATATCGTTTGTTCCGTCGTAATCTAAACCTTTAGTAGTTTCGATTCTAGTAGAAGCATCTCCACCCCTTACAGGAATATAGAAATCTTCCATCATATTCTGCATATTGAACTTCAAGTTATATTGACCTGTTTTAGGATCAACATAAGGAGTCTTTTTCATAGTGTTGATAGTTTTTTGCATAAACTGATCAACTTCTGCAGGAGGAATAGAACCAACATTAACAAAGAAAGTTCTCTTTTCAGGAGCTCTCATTATACGGTGAATTAACATCGCATCTTCCATTAACGTCAATTGCTTAAATATCTTTCTAGCTGGTTCGATATAAGAACGACCGTAGGGTAAGTAAGCATGATCTGATATTAACCTAAAATGTGCTACTTCGTAATTATCTAAAGTAACTACTTTTGAGTCTCTTTTAGGAATATAGTTAGGATCTTGTGATGCTGCTATACCGTCGGGGTTGATAGAGAATTGAACCTCAGAAGGTTTATCGGGATTAGCACCTTCATGTCTAGATACATTATATACAGTATACGGAAGTACATTGTATACTCCAAACTTTTCAGCTATTTCTAACTTTAAGAAATAATCTCCGTACTTTAACATTCCTCTAACCCATGACCATAGGTTAAACTCTACATTTAATACATCGTAAAATAAATTATAAAGGACTCTCTGTAGGTTTTCATCAGATGATTTTACTGATAGTATTTCACCCATATCGTTTTTAAGAGTAGCTTCGTCAGCTAGAATATCTAATGCTGAAGCTATAATTGGATCTGTATCCATTGCTTCATAGTCAGAATATAACTGTATTCTAAGTGTTTGATAGTTTAGATTTGGATTAAAAATGTTCTGCTTATTGTAAACATGTAATCTAGTAAATCTATCAACTAATGCGTTAGTTTCAAAATTACCTGTAGTTTGAATACGATTAATATCAGCAACCTTAAGTTCGGTACCTCCTATGTTTCGTATAATTACATCCGAAGAGAAAAGTCTCTGTAATCTCCCAAATAATGATTTATCGGCCATTCAATGAATATTTTAATTCAGTATATATTATAAATAGCTACGTTATAATAACCAAGATATATCTTCTTGTCCGTAGCCATTATCAATAATATAAGGATTATTTTGCTGATTACCAACTGATTTCATAACTGCTTTGTTTTTTGCGTTTAAATTTTGAAAAGAGGATAATTGAGCTCTAGCTAAATCCATACCTTGCTGTCTTAACCTTAATGCTGTGTCTCTAACGTATAGAGCTGTTGCACAAGCCATTAATAAGTCATCATTATAGTTTGTTTGTGCTTGTGGTTTACCATTTTTCCATACAAACACTCTCATTTCTCCTAATAATCTTTTAGATTGAATAGTTACGCCTCTTTCTCTAATATATTCTATCATTTTAGCGATTACTAGAGGTCTAGTTCTAACAGACATAGTAAATCCAGGTACTAGTTTATCTCTTTCGTACTTAGACATATAAGATTCTACTGTTTCCATTTGAGAGGTAGAACTATAGTATAAATTGCTATATTGACGTTCAAGTATCTGTTCAATTGTAGCCCAACCTATATTTGCATTCTCAACAACTAAAAGAGCTTGATTAAATTCTGTTGCAATACCAACTAATACATTACCAAAATCTTTAGGAGATATTTTACCTTTGTATTCTCCTACCTGTACACAGTTTTCTATATCAAATATATGAAATGCAGAATAATCGGCAGAGTCTCCTCTTGATACATCAGCTACTACCATATAAGATTTAGTATAATCTACTCCTTCCCATACCCATAGGTTGCTATCTACACCTCTTCTTTCTAATGGTTCTTTAAGGTATGTTTGCTCAAAGAACATCATATCATCAGGTTCGAATACTGTATCACCAGAAGCTAAGAAATCACAATCACACTCTTGACCGGCCATTCTAGGTCCTAAGTCTGAGTCTTGTTGATCTCTCCATGATTGATCCCTTTCTGGATGTACTGTCCAGGGTAGCTTAATAGGTAAAAAGCTATTTTCTCCTGATTCAGCTTTATCCCAAGTTTGATGAAACCAGTTACCAATACCGTTAGGTGTTGATAAAGCCATACATTGTCCACCGGTAGCTAAGGTTTGTTGAGCTGCTGTAAACGTCTCTTGAATGTTATCAATAAAGGCTGCCTCATCGATAAGAAGTAATGATACTGCCTCTGACCTTGCAGCATCGGCGTTAGATGATTTAGCTGTAATTTTAGATCCATTTTTTAACCTTAAAGATAGTTTATTTTTTTCTACTGCAGGCAGCTTTAACCATTTAGGTAACTGGTCATACATAAACATAGTTTTAGAAACTAAGTTACGTGCAGTTGCTTGAGTAGTTGCTAATGCTAAAACGTTTTTATCTTTATGAAATAACATTAACCATAGACTATATGCTGCTGCTAGAGTAGAGATACCTAACTGTCTAGATTTTAAAGTAATTAAGTATTGATTATCTCTAAAAAGATGTAGTACTTTTTCCTGAAAGGGGTATAGATTAAATAAGATACGGCCTCTAGTAGGGTGCTGAATATAACAGTACTTCTTCATGAAGTATGCCGGATCTTTAGCACACTTTATATATTCCTGTGCTATTATTTTTTTTATGTCTTGTGCCATAACTAACTTACTTTAACTCCCGAAGAAGTAATAAATAGAGATTTACCGCTCCAACCACCTGCTGCTCTTGTACGTACAGTAACAGGTATTGTAACATCTTTCGTATCTCCTGAGATTTCTATTTTAAACTTAACTGTGAATGATTGTGAATCACCGTTATAGCTGTTTGAAATACCTTTTATATCGTCACTAGAATCTACTGTGACTATGCTTTTTAATATTTTATCCTCAGATACATCTTTAATCGTTGATCCAGATTCTGTTCCTACTAATAATTTATATGGACAAGGTGTTTCTCCTTTTACTACTGTACCGTATGTGTAAGCTGCGATAGAATTTAAAAAGTATTTTAAAGTCTGAGGATTAGATAACATCTTACTTAATCCTGAGATTATATTATTTCTAAATGGATAGTAAAAGTCTTTACCGTAAAACTCTAAATCATCTTTTTGAAACTCTACTGCTAAATCTGCAAATACATCTCTACTTTTAGTTTCAGAAAAATCTTCTTTTGAAATATCAAAATTATTTATAGCCTCTTTTGCATTAGTACCAGAAACAGTAGATGCTGCTTTATTCCAAGAACCATCTATAAGTTTCTTTATTTCCTCTGAGATACTACCTTCTAATTTATCGAAAAAAGCTACTATATTAGTATTAAACTTAGGAGTTTTATCTTCTTTTTCAGCTATCTTATTTGAATAGCCTATAAAATCTCCATTGTTTAACTCTATAATAATATCAGAAGGATTTTTAGAATTTATATTTGCAGGCTTACCTCTAGGAGTCCAATATAAATTTTTTATACTTACTCCTTTTAAATCACTTTTCAATGCTACTGCATTATTATAACCTATCTTTATATCTCTTTCAGGAGTTTCATCTTTTTCTATCAACTCTATTAGTTGAGAATAAGTTACTTCATCTCCTTCTCCTGTAAGAACTCCTGTTCCTCCTTGCTTATCTACTATATCTTCAACACTGTTAAATTGAGGGTGTTTTAAAAAATATAGAGATAAAAATTCATTAACGTTAGAAGATGCTGTAGTGTCTTTTCTTGTTTTCTGTCCGTAGTGAGATATAACTTTTGATTTAGGTATCACTATAAATTCCCCTATGGAGTTTTCTAAATCTTTAAATAATTCGAATTTAGCTGAGCCTCTTAATGAAAGTATAGGTTCTTTTGTTACATCTGCAACTGCTTTGTAAATAAGGTCTGTAAATTTAATATCTTTATTATTAAGTAACTCTCTAACTTTATTATCCAAATCAGGATCTATATTATAAAAAGGATTAAATATACCTCTACTTTGATATTTAGGAGATACAGTAAGTTCATTTAACTTAAAGTCAAACATAGATTCAAATAAATCCATATCCTCTTGACTGTTAATGTCAGGATATCCTTTTTTGGTTCTATATGACCATTCGAGTATAGCTTTGTCTATAAGGTTCATTTAATATCTTCCTTCTAAATCTTCTTCGTCCATTTCATTACCTTTCAAGTCGATAGCATATCCATACCCTTCTTTAGGTCCGTCTCCGTCTCCATAATCGCTATAAACTCCTCCGGTAATGAAGTATCCATTAGGGTACTTTTCTATAGATTCTATTCTACCATCGTCGTTTGGATCATCATCGCCTATTTCGTATGTTTTGCCGCCTAATGTTAATTTTTTTAACCTTTTAGGTTTAAATGAAGGTTTAGTATCTTTTGGTTTGTTTTTATCGTATTCTGCGAATTGTCTATCTTGAATAGCATCGAGCTCTGGGTGAGATTGGATACCGCTTTTTCCTATTTCAACAGATCGTATTTTATCTTCATGCCCTGGGTTATCGTTGTACTTAATAGATGCTTCTAGTCCTAATTCTTTAGCTTTTGCAACTAACTCCTCAGCATTTTTTAATAGTTCTTCAGGAGTATGTCCAACTACAGTCATACCTTCATTTACAGATCTACTGTTAGAAGTAAGTTTATTCTCTACTAAGAATTTTCTTAAATTAAAATTACTTATTTCATTTATAGGTTGATCATCATCTAGGTAAGCTCTTCTTAATTGAGTTTGCATAGACTCTCTTTCATCACTGTCATACTGGAATGAATTTGGGATTAAAGAATCTAAATCGTATGCATTTTCTACTTTTCCAAATTGTTTAACAAAGATTTCTAAGTCTTCTTGTGTATCAGTATCACCATATGGTTTAAGGTAAACATCTACAAATTTATCAAAAGCTTCTCTTTGACCTTTATCTAATCCACTTAAATCAACACCAGATAAATCATATTTTTGTCTTGGAGCAGATGGTTTACTGTCTCCAGTCATTTCATCGTTGTAATAATCAACTGCCATATCTACGATATCGCTAGAAGGTACATCTTCTTCTCTTTGATCATAGTAGTATTCTACAGAACTATCTATAATAGCTTGTAGAACTTTATCTGAAATGTTTGGTAATTGAGCTTTAATACCTGCTTCTACTTCTGCTTGATAAGCAGCATCATCGATTTCATAGCTATATTCGTCAAAAGAAAAAGTTAATTCTTCTTTTAATATTTTACTACTAGCAGTAAGTTTATTCTCTGTTAAGAATTTTCTTAAATTAAAATTATTTTTCATGTTTATTATTACTATTATAAGTATTATGCTTCTGGTTCTTCTCCTGGTTCTTCAAAGTCAATTGGCTCTCCGCCTAAATCAGCTCCACCTTCTTCTTCACCTCCGGCGTCTGCTGTATCATCTCCTCCTAATGCGTCTATACCTGCATCACCTCCGCCACCGGCATCAGTTCCAGGGAAATCTCCGCCTCCGCCACTGGAAGAACTTCCAGAGTCTACATCAGCTGCTTCTCCTTCTCCGGCTCCAGTCATAGGTCCTTCTTTATATAGAATAGCTAATTTATCTAAAGCCTGTTGATAATCATTTATTTTATCAATATAGAATCTTTTACCCATTATCTGAGCTTCAAATCCAGTACCGGTCCATTTTAAGATGTAATCTTGACCGTTCTTTAGATTAATTCTAAACTCAGTAGGTCTTGGTGAAATCCAGTCTATTTTATCGACAAACTCTTTAAAATCTTCTGTTTGTAATTTAATGATAGCTGCCTTTAGAGTAGGAAACTTAGATAAGATTTGATCTGTAACGTCTTCTAATACTGTTTCTTTAGGAGCTTTTTTATCACCAGGTTCTTCTGGTGTTGGTTCTTCATCCTCTATTTCATCTAATAAACTTTCAGCTAAGCGTTTTTTACCTTCTTGAAAATATTCATCTTCTTCTTCATCATAATCATCATAATCATCATAATCATCTTCTTCTTCATCTTGATACTCAGATTCGTAATCAAACATATCTTCTGTATTCTTAGAATATTCACTTTCGTCTTTCCTTTCTATATACTCTAAAGCTAT